ATATTGAATAATGCTCTCTTCGGTCTTAGCATTTTCAATCATATAAATGCCAACTTCTTTATCTAAATTGGCAATCTTTTCTTTATTGGCATTGATATTGGCATTTCCACGATTCTCAAGTTCCTCAATGAACCTCTCTTGCATTTCTATTTTTTCTTTTGTGGACTTTTCATTGAAACTACAATCTTTTATATCCTCTGTAATTTTTCTAATTTTATCTTTAATTACAGAATTCATTGAAGAAAATATTTTTATGTCAAGAAGATCTTCAACAATTTCTCTTCTCACTGATGTAGAAAGTTGCATAAAAGGGACAAAAGATGCACTCCCCAAAATTACAATCTGCGTGAATGATTTGTAATTTAATTTTAAAATATTTTCTTCTAATTGTTTTTGTTGGTCAGTGGTTGCAGAAGATTGATTTTGCAATACATTATCAATCCAAATTTCAAATAGATTTGGTTTAATTCCCCGTACTACTTTATACTCCTTAGTACCAATGCTGAACTCAATTTCAACTAAACAATCCTTAGAGTTAGTTGAATTTACAAGTTGAGATTTTGTAATCTTCCTGAATGCTTTATTAAATAACCCAAAACACAAAGCATCCAATAATGTGCTTTTTCCGGATCCGTTCGATCCAACAATTAATGTTGTTTGATTTTCTAACAGATTTATATGGGTAGGTTGGTTTCCGGATGATAAAAAATTACGATATGAAATTTTTTTGAACAGAATCATAATCTCGTGGGGGAATTACAAAGTCATTTGGGGTAATTATAGCATAACAATATCCATATATTTCACAAGTTTTTATTGCTACTTCATCTTCAACTTCAACTACCGACATTTCTGGATAGTTTTCTGCCTCTAAAAGACCAGCATATCTGTATGCATCATCCTCTTCTTCAAAAATGTACAAAGTTTTATCACCATCTTCATTCAACACTGCATAAGCACCTTCATCTTCTTTTTCCTTAATTGAAAGTATATACATTACTCTATTTCTAAAGCTTCTTTATAAACGTCTCTTAGAAGGTTTTTAATCATTTTTTTATCAAGATCAAATTCTGCTTCTTCAACATATTTATCTAAAATACTAAGAGTATCTTCAACTATAAATTGTTCATAATTTACATTTTCATCATAAACATCAAAATTTTCAATAATCTTAAACTCTAATGGATTTTGATTTATAATATTGTTTACAAATTGATCAAATTTTAAATGATTTTCTTTCTTATTAACAAAAAGTTTAATCATCTTATTGTTTAGTTTTGAAAAATCAATTTCTTCTATTTCATCATCATAATAAACTTTTTCAAACATAGTATATGTATTTTCAACTTTTTCTAATGAATAATTATTAGTATCAAAGATATGAAAACCTCTTTTATCATTTACATCACTCCAAAACATTTGATAGGGATTGCCAAGATAAAACACTTTTCCATCATCACTAGAAGTGTGATAATGTCCGGAAAATACTCTATCAAATTTTTGAAATATTTTTTTACTTAATCCTTTATCTTGAACGTGTCCTGGATATACAGAGAATCCAGATAACTCAAGATGCCCAAATACTATCTTTGCCTTTGTTTCTTCCAAAAGTGAAAATGTTTCTTCTTCATTATCGGAACAAATCCAAGGCAAAAACACACACTCAGTATCATCAATAAAAATTTCAGTTGGACTTGATATTTTTACTATATTTGAATATTCACTAAGTAAAATATCAATTGCATTTACGTCATTTGTGTTTTTATAATATGCATCGTGATTTCCAACTATACTATAAACAGTTATTCCAAGTTTTTCAAACGTATCATATACATTTTGTTTTGCCCACTGCAATGCCCAATAGTCTACCCCTTTACGATTATCAAAAGCATCACCAAGATGAACAACTACTTTAATATTTTCTTTTTTTAAAGTGGGAAAAAATATATCATTATAAAATTTTTCAAAGTATTCGTGAAATGCTTTATTTGCCTTACGGAAATTATAATGAGTGTCTGTTATAAGTCCAATTTTCATTGATATGATTTCATTTGAATATTTTCTTTTATTGTATTGTAATCAGAAGAATTTGGTGAGTCATCATCAACATAAAAAAGTTGTTCATATCCACTTCTTTCTATAATTTTCTCTTTTATTTCCATTTGTTTTTTCTCTTTTTGGATACGACGCAAAAAAGCATAATAAACAATTTGAGTAAAATAAGCAAATGGATTTGTTCTGTTTATATCAAAGTTATTGATATATTGAACACAGTTTTCAACTCCATCACTAATCATATCTTCACGAAAAATATAATTTACAAAATTTGGACGATATGATAGATGTGTTGCTATCTTCAAAAAACAATCACCAAGATAATTAGTGATGGGAGGTGCTGACAATCCCTGCTCTTTTGCAATTTTAACTTTATTTTTATAAACTAATAAAGCATCATAAAATTCTTTATTATTTACGTAATGTGGATTCTTTTTTGCTTTATTCATTTGTAAAAAGGAGGATTTTGCTTTTAGTTAATTAGTATTTTAGCATACAACCAAGAACTTGACAAACTTATTCAAAGCAACTAAAATCACTCTGTTAGGGTTGAAGATAAATTATATCTTTTAGTTATTAGATCTATATAACTTTTCTAAAGATATTCTTGCATCAGCAATATTTGTTAAATATCCCATTTTTTCAGATAGATTTGTTTTATTGGATTTTTTATTTTTGTCTTTTACATATTTTTTATGCATTTTAATTAAATCTTTATCATAAGTTTCCGTAACAGTAATGACTTTATCCATATAAATTATGAATAGGTCTTCATCACTCATTTTAATCCAAGGACTTACTTTAATTGTTGTTACTCCCAGTTGACGAACAGAGATTGTTTCCATTGTAACTGGACATTCTAACATAAGTAATGTAACACCATCATCATCACAAGGACAAATCTTTGCAAATACTTCTTCACCAGAAATTAATTTTATAATTCCGTAAAATTCTTCTTCCATTTATTTTTTAAAATTAATTTGTAAAATTTCATAATTAAATTTTTCTTCATTGTATATTTTAATTCGTTCTATTAAATGATTGAGAGTGTAATTTTTTCTTGACTTGTATGTTGCATCATCTGCAATATCATAAAGAATTGCTTTATTTTTATTTTCTCCTTTTCTTAGAACTCTTCCAATTGATTGAAGATTTCTAATTCTTGATTTACTTGGTGATGCAAAAATCACATTATGTAAATTTTTAATGTTTATTCCTGTACTAAATGTTCCATAAGATGCAACTATTATTGCATTATTTTCCTTTTCAGTGATTTCTCTTATTTTTTCTCTTGTTTCAGTATCAATTCCACCGTGTACAAAAAACACTTTTCTATCTTTTGAAGCTGAATTATTTATAAGTTCGTATAAAATTTGTCCGTGAGACTCAACACGATTGAAAAGGACTAAACTATTTCCTTTTAGATCTAAGACTAAATTTTTGATAAAGTTGTTTCTTTTTTCGTGTCCAATTATATATTGTACTTCTTCTTCATACTCATTAAATTGTTGAGAATTATGTTTTAACAATAAAATTTTAATCTGTAATTTTGAAAGATAACCTTTTTCAATTAATTCTTTTGTTTGAGTTACTTTATAAGAAGGACCAAAAAGTCCCTCAAGTACCCATTTATGGGTCTGTGATCCATCTAAAGTTCCAGTAAACCCAAATCTATATTTCGCATTGTCCATCTTTGTCATAATCCCGACAAGGGACTTTGATTTAAATTGATGTGCTTCATCTCCAATTACAACATCAAATTTTTCATAAAAAGATCTATGAAGATTATAAATGGATTGCCAAGTTGTAACGACAACGGGTTTATCTGTACTTTTTTCTTTTCCTGAATAAATTTTATGACAATACTCTTCAGACTCCCAACCATAATCTGAAAAGTCTTTTACCATTTGTTCAACTAAAGATGTAGTTGGAACAATCAATAAAATATTTTTATTATTATCTACAAAATATCTTACTATTGTATAGATCATTAAAGATTTGCCAGATGCTGTTGGTGAAATCAAAAGTTTTCTATTATATCTTAAGGCATCATAAACTGCATCAATCTGATAATCTCTTGGTTGATGTTTTGATATCTTATTCATATAATCAGACACACCGGAAAAAGAAATCATTTCATTTTCTTCAAATGGTGATCCATAAAATTTATTGTGTTTAAATTCTACTTTATATTCATATCTTTTTGCCCAAGCAACTAATTTATCTAACAACCCAACATAAATTTCTCCAGTATGATTACTATAAAGTCTTATTTTACCATCCCAATACTTACTTCTGTATTGAGGCATAAATTTTGCACCAGGAACTTCAAATGTAAAATAATCAAAAAGTTCTTGATGAATATGTGGCTCAGTATCTACTTTTAAATAAATTTCGTTCTTTTTTTGAATAATAATGTCAGTCATATCCTGCAGTAAATCTCATATATTCGATAGCATTTTTAATTTGATAAGTTCTATTTAAAATTGTTTTTAAAATACTATCTAAGTAATTTAACATTGATTGATAATATTCAAGTTTTGATACTATTTTAAGTAAATCTGGATCTGCATCCATATACTTATCTAAATCTGGTTTTAATACTTTATGATCAAATGGATTGTTTTTATATACTTCTGGATCTGCTTTTCCTGAATAATATAACCATCTATCTTTTCTTAAAATTTTATATTTATTTTCTTCCATTTTCTTTAGAAGAAGAATATTGTTATATATTTTATAATATTTTGAATGCAAGAAAGGAATTTTAAGTGATTCGTGATGCAGATTATCTGGATCTATTATAGAATCTTCCTTCCATAATGTTTGAATTTCATCAATGTCCATAAGATTAATTGACAACTATATCGTATAAAGTATATTTAAATGTTACATTTGCGGTCAAAAAGTTTATGTCTTGAGACTTAGCATTAAAATCTAAAGTAGACAAAGAAGTTGGAAATAACCCTTTAAAATTTATCTGTGCTATAGAATTGTAATTACTATTATAAAGTATTAAACTACCATCAGATTGTCCAAAGTTAGCATCTTGAACTCCAGGATTAAATTCGTCTGAATTTAATAATTCTTGAAATTCAGAAACACTATTTGGATAACCAAGTCCTCTTATCCAATTATGCACTTGTAAATAATTTTGTAAATTTTCATCTACATAAAATTCAAAAGACAAATCATCATAGGAAATTTTATCTCCTGGAATAGGAATATCTTTTAAATAATTTGATTGAACTGCAACTCCTAAATTAATTCCTGGAATTTGTGATGAGTTTGAAAAGAAATCAACCTTTGGATACTCTGATAGAGTAAACTTAAACCCCACTGGAGAAAGATAATTTCTATTACTGATTTGCTTTAACCAAGTATTTTGACTCATTTTTTATTTTTATTTATTTGCATAAAAAAGGGGGGTCCCAAAAGACCCCCTCTCCCTGAACTAGTGTGAAAAAATCACATAAGATTTTTAACAAGAACTCTTCTGTAATAGCGGTTGCTATTTGTTTGAAGACGACCCAAATTGGTCTCAGGAGCAGAACCCGACTTGCCTTCAGCAAATGGGTTAGCAACAAGACCATAACGGGTCTTAAAGCCGATCTTAGGCTGGAAGGTGTTCTCACCAACGGCACGAACCATTTGGAGAGGAACATATGGGCAGTAGAAGAGACCTGCATCATAAGGGGAAGAACCCTTATAACCAACAACGTAATACTGACCACCAGAGGCATTAACGTTTGAACCACCTGAATATGGATCAATATAAACTCTATACTTACCATTCAGAACACCAGCAAAAGTATTGCCAGTATCATCAACGTTCAGGTTAGCATTAAGAGCAGGAGTATAGTCCAGAAGACCTGCCATTGAAAGTGCAGAAGCAACATCAGAAGAACACATAATGATGTTGCCCTTTCCTCTACGAGTACGCTGTGCAATTGCGTTTGCGTCTCTTTCAATTTGGAAGATCAGACCTTTGAACTTCTCAACAGACCAACGACCATTGGAGTCAACGTCGAGGTCAAAAGTACCAGCATTAGCAACATTGTGCTGAGCACCTGTTTCTGCTGTCTTATAGATAGTTCTAATAACTTCTCTATTGATTTCTGCAAGAATTTCAGTAGAAAGGATATTAGCAAGTTCTGCTTCGGCATTAAGACCGTGAATTGCCTTGAGATCTTGTGCAAGCTCAAGTGAATACTCGGCTTTCAGAGCTCTTGACTTTGCAGTAACGGTAACTTTCTCGATTGAGAAAGCCATTTCATTGAATGCTTCTCCTGAAGTGGATCCAAGAATTTCTGCATCAGCAGTGGACATACCACCACCAACACTATAATCTTGCTGAGAACCACCAGCACTTAAAAGACCAGGATTGCTTCCTGCTTGAGCAGCAGTAGTACCGAAACCTACGTTTGCTTCAACAGCTGGGTTAACTGCATACTGAGATTGCTGACCCTTTCTGCCAGAGAACTGAGTATCGACTTCATCAAAGAATGCTTCAGCACCAGATTGATTGGTGTAACGTGAACGCATTGCAAAGATAAGTCCAGTAGGACCATTCATTGGTTGAACACCTGCGAGGTCATATGCGACCAAGTTAGGCATTGAACGACGAATCAGGGAAATCAGAACAGGATCGAAACCTGCTACTGGACCACCTGCTACAGCACCACCGGAGAAACCGGCAGTGTTGGATGTTGAACCAGTGGTGCTAGTAGGAGCACCAGTTTCGTAAAGAAATGATCTTTCTTCACGAAGGAATTTTTCTTGATTCTCCAGGAGAACTGCAGTTACCATTCTGCGGTGTGAATCTTTGATTGGGTCTAAACCCTGATAATCAAGGAGTGGTGACCACTTCTCCTGCAGATGCTCTGCATTGAACATTTGCATTTTTTTTACCTCTTTAAAAGTTTTAGTTTGATCGTTTATAATTTAAAAATCACTTTTTAGAAACTCTTCCAAGTGCATCAAGATAATGAGCCATTGACCCAGAGACCTCTTGATGGTATTCCATACCTTCTGTAATATAATCTGAGTTATCTACTTGAGTGCTAGTATATCTTGGGAAATAGGATTCCCTTAAAGTAACTAGTTTCTCACGATAGTCTTCTTCACTATCAAACTCAACATTTTCGGCAAGAGAAGCAAGTTTGTCTTTCTGGGAAAGAGCAAGACCTTCAGTGACTTCGGCAAAGATTACATCGGTAACTGATTCTGCTAATCTCTTATTTAGAGCAACATTTCTTTCGATTTGCTCGTTGAGTTTTGTCTCCATCTCATCAAGTTTATCTACCATACTTTCAATTACATCATATTTTTCTTCAGGGATTGTTACATAATGATCTTCAAAAAGACTCTTCATTCCCTGAAGGAATGATTCGGTCATTTCTGTCTTAATTCCTTGGTCAATTGCCAGTGCATTCTCTTGAATCCACTCATCGGCAACGTACTCAAGATATGAATCCATTCTTTCCATTAATTCATTCTTAATTTCAAGAATTTCTTCATTCAATTGCTCTTCATAATGTAAAACAATTGCCTCTTCAATTTGCTTAGTTCTTGCGTT